TTAATTTGCATTTTAATTTAAATAATGTATGTCAGAAATATATGGATTATCCCTCAGTAAAGTTAGCTTGGTATGAAATATTACAAGGTGCTATGACAGGAGTTTTGAGAGAAGTAGAGAGTATGAGAGATAATATTAAGTGGGGTCATGGCTATAAAGGTAATCAATATGATAAGTGGGGAAAAACAATTTCTGGTTCGCTATGTGAAATGGCTCTTGCCAAAAAGTTTTCTAATTATTTCACTCATTCTGTGAACAATTATCATGGTAAAGATATAATCATAAATGGAAAGCCAACACAAATAAAATCTCAGTTGTATTCTAAATATGAGAAATACCTTACAATAAGACCAAACTATAAACCTGAAGATTATTATTTCCTAGTCATAGATAATACGCCAACTTTCTATATTTGTGGCTACATACAAGCAAAAGATTGTCAAAAATGTGGCATTTGGACAAATCAAAACAAACCTGATAGACCATATTTTTGGAAGATACCTTTAAATAAATTAAAACCAATATCGGAGTTTAAAAATGAGTGATATTAAATGTAATTTGTTGAAACCTTTTGGCTCAACAATTTTAAAATCAGAATTACCAGATGATCTTGTAAAAGAATTTTTAGATGATTTGAATACAATAAGATCATCTCCTGAAAAAACACAAGGTCATAAGTTTGGTCATAGACTTGCTGGAAATTTGTACAGAGAGTTGTTGGTCAGCCACCCAGTCATGCTGAAATGGAAACAGAAATACTTTGACCCATTAATTGTTAATTATGCTATATCGCATTATAAACATAAAAAGGTTAAACAGATTATTGTTACTGCTTCATGGCATAATATTCAAAAGTCAGGGGATTTTAACCCCAACCATACACACACCCATTTTGAAGATCGTCATGTTTCACCTGATATTTCTACAGTTGGATATTTAAAACTGCCTAAGTCTATGAAAGATTATAAACATAGCAAGAAACACCACAACGTAGGGGGAAATATCGAATTTACTGAAGGTACTGAGGATATGTTCACAAACGCCAATTATTTAGTTGAGCCAATAACAAAAGATTTCTATATATTTCCTTCATCTTTACGCCATGCTGTATATCCATTTTATTCAGATAGCGAAACAGATGAAAGAATATCCTTTAGTTTTAACGCTAAGATTGTATTTGATGAGTAGTAATGAGCCATTTTTAAAAGTACCCCATTCTTTGATAGACAATGAGGTTCTTACCTCACTTGAAAAATGCCTCTATATGCTTCTCACAAGGCTCAGAACTGCGAAAAGAGGGTGTGTGCCTTCCTATGCCTACCTAAAACAAAAACTTAAAATAAAGGACAAGAGAACCATCCTGAAGGCTTTGGACAGACTACAACTATTTGGATATATTACATGGGAAAATAGGGGTAAGGATAAAACTAATAAATATTATTTTAGAGGGGATGAGAACTTTCAATATATTCTTAATAATAATATTAGACTTAGAAAGATTATGTCTATTAGACAAAAGAAAATATACAACGAAAAAGTGAGGAAAAAGTTTGTGGAGAAAAAGGGGATAAAGTTGGTAAGTAGTTAACATCTTATTAACATGGGGTCTGGCAGTGGGTGTCTTGCACCACATTTTTTGCTTAAGAGCACCCCAAAATATGTACCTTAAATAAGAACTATATATATAATTAACTAGTTAGTATTATGACTAAATATGTACCTATTGAAACTATCAAATATGAATTAAGTAAAATTAGAAAGTCTTCTAATTTTCAATACAAACAAGCTATAGATAGAAATCGTAAAAATCAGGTTAAGCACCCCCCCTTGATTGACCTACTTAATTTCCTGAAACATAGCAATACGCCTGAAACAGAAATAGACAAGATAGTAGGGGAATATTGGTCGGAAGTAGAAAAGAATAAAAACTTTGAAAAAGAGATTGCCAACAAACTCAAAATAAAGTATTCTAAATATCGTTAACTACTATATCTAGGTATTATGGATTTAGGGGGTTTTTCGATCTATCGAATCATACCTTTCTTTCTTTCTACCCCCTAATCCTCCTCACATTGTAGTAACAATTTCATCTTCATCTAACTCTCTTATTTCAACGTCATAACTTTTAAGAAATTCTTTAACAGGTTTATCCCAATAAATTAAATGATTTAAATGTAGATTATCTTCAAATACATCTATTATAAACCTTCTTGAATAAACCTTTATTTCATTTCCTTTCTTACTTTTTAACATTTTCATTGTTTCCTTCCTTTCTTTATATTCCAAAGTGTTCTTGATATTATTTTAGCGTCATTTCTTGTTATTATTGTTTTT